ACCTAGATTTTGATCTGTTTCAACAGTAACACTTCCTACAGCAGATGTACCAACAAGACCAGTTGCATTTACTATTTGTGCTGTTTCAGCTAAAGCATTACCTACTGCACTTGTACCTGCAACACCTGTTAAGAAAACAGCAGTATTAGGAATAGTTACACTACCTACTGCACTTGTACCTGCAACACCTGTTACACTAACAGATTTACTAATAGAGATAGATACACTACCAACACTAGTAGTGCCAACAACACCTGTAACCTCGATTGGAATTGCTGAATTCCAAGCACCTTGGTTCCAAGTTCCTCTACCCCAACCTGTTACACTTGCCAAGGAAAAACTCCTTTATGCAATTCTGATTATAGCGTTACTCGCATCAGCAGTTGGAAACACGATCTGAAAATCACCAGAACTTGATGATTTGTCTGCACCAAAATCTAAAACTAAAACAGCGTCTGTGGTGCTTGATCCACCGGCTGTTTGTGAGTTATAGATAATAGCTCCTCTTGCTGTTATAGTTGATGAACCATAAGTTTTGTCTGAAAAATCAGTTAAAGCTGTAGTAGAGGAAGAAGTAGGTGTAACATTTGTTAATGTTCCTCCACCTGCTGAATAATCTCCAGAGTTTCCTACTTCATTATTAGCAGAATAGTCCGTAACTGAAGCATTCATTGTAGATCCACTTCCACCAAAACTTCCTTGTGTTGGTTCTGCACTATTTGTAAAAAGTGCAAGCTTAAATTGATCTTGTCCATTTGTAAAATCGTGTTTGCCTTGAAGGAGTTCTACCTTAAAAGACGTACACATAAAGTTTCCACTAAAAGCCATGTTATAATCTCCTTATTAGTTCGGCCAATTTTGGATGTCCTGCATCCTTAATTGCATTATACACTGTTGTTCTATCACTGTTAATAGCTTCTTTCATGTAATATGCAATTACTTTTTCAATATCTTTTGCGTAGGCAAGAGCTTGATCTCTCAATACAGGGTCTACGTTTGTAGATACAGAAATAATTCTTTTTACACAGTTTTCTGCAACCTCTTCAGGAGTAAAACCTCTATTATTAGTTGTTCTTACACCAACTATAGGTTTATCTTTTGGTAAATCCATCTTTAAACTAATCATTGTTTAGGCCTTATTACCTTTCCCGTTCTAAATTCATCTGTTACTTCTTTAGCTTCACCTAACATCTTAATTCCAAGCAATGCCTCTTGGAATTTTTGATTATACATAGCCATAACGTCTTGTTCACCTTTCATAAAAGTATACGCTTCTACCAAAGAACCATATAATAAAGCTATTTCAGCATTAATACTAAGCCACGTAGTACCAGAATCCGACCCTTCTGTTAAACTTTGTGGTCTATAGTAGTAATGTAATTCTCCTGTATATGAAGCATTTGGAGTAGGTGCTATTAAAAAATTTTCAATATCAAAAATACTATAATACTTAGGAACTCCTTCTGTAGCACTATTTGGTGTATACGTTTGTAAAAAACTAGGATCTTTAAAATCAACAAAAACTTTTTTTTCATCAGTTGACCTAAAACTTAAAGAAAAAGGAGCCAAAAAATCAGAAGGACAAGCAAAATACTGACTTCCTTGTGTTATAGTAGCAATAGCATTTTTTCTAAATAAACTTAATTGTACATTTTTTAAAATTCTTTCTTCCGCTAGTCTTATAAATACAGGTAAATTAGTTACAAAAGTAGTTTCATTATTCTCTGTATAATCTTGTATAGCAGTTTTAAGTTGTAAATAAGTAAAGCTCATGGTGTGTTTGCTTGACCTCCCATGCCACTATGGTTTGAACAATAGTAATACAACGTAGGTGCTCCACCTGCAACTGTTATTTGTGTAGTATAAGCAGAATCATCTTTTACAACACCCGTTGTGTACTCGCTACCACTATTATGTGTTCCATCTGATGTAGTAGAAAATCTAAATGGATGCGAAGTAGCAGCCGACCAATCAAACAGATAAATACTACCTTCAGATAAACTCAATGTAGGTTGTCTTACTCCATCTATGTAGTATTTGTTTGCACCAAGATAGCTTGCTACTGTTACAGTGTATCGTGTAACATTTGAACTTACTGTTACAGAACCCACCGCAGAGGTTGAAGAAACACCTGTAACTGAAGAGGATACATCATCTTCGTTTACAGAAATAGAACCTACGCCAGAAGTAGCACCCACTCCAGATAAATTAATTGCATCTGGATTACTAGAGGGATTAATTGTTACAGAACCTACTTGACCTAAAGCTTCTGTGTTACTTTTGGGAAAATAAGGTTGAGTCGGACTACCAACAGGATTATATCCATATGTAACATTTCTTTCAGCTTCTAAGTTTGTTTCTGGTCTTGCGTTTCTTAAAGCTTGTGGATCAACAATTCTTCTCTTTGGAAATAATTGAGGATGTTTTGGTTCAAACTCATCTGGTCCTACTAAAAGACCATTCCATTCTTTTTTCATATCTTTTAGTCTGTATCTAAACCCAGATCTATCTGATATACCAAACGCTTTATTTCCTGACGCAAATCTACCCAACTCTATAAAATCCCAAATCTGGACTAATTGTAGTAGACGATCTATCTCTATCTTCTACCGCCGCTCTTTGAAATTCCTCCTCATATACTGATTTTAACAACTGAACTCTTTCTGGTGCTCTTTTAATAGAAATATAATAAGCTAAACCTGCAGCCAAACAAGGATAAAACCTAAAAGGTATTTCTATTGTATTTACCAAATCATCTGCATCATTCATTCTTGTCAAAGCGTCATAGTAAATTACATCTGTACTATTTTCTGGAACAGGCCAAAGTTTTAGATTTGGTGTAATTTGTCTATCTAGAAAAAATTGTGTAGGTCTTCCTGTTGTTGTTTTATTTGGAATAGATAAGTAAGCATCTCTATTTATTCTATCTACAGAAAAATAAGTGCTACCTCTTAAAACAGATAAAGAAAGAATATCTATAATATCTGTAGAAAGACTATATTCTGATGTTCCAGAAGTGACAGTTTGTGTTCTCTGCACAATTGTCCATTGATTTAAACCTCTATTTGCCCAATCCAACAACATTAAATTTAAAGATCTTTTTGCAGTTTTAAGATCATATCCTGTTCTTACTTCTAAACCACAACGCTCAAAAGCTTCTTCAATGTATTCAGTTACGTCAAGTTCAAAATCTGTGCTTGCAGAAAGAGCCATTTTATTCTTCCAATTTTGATATTTTTACATTTGACCTTTTAACAAAATCTTCCCAAAGCGGTCTAATCATTTCATGATTAGCATTTACTTGAATAGCCATTACCTCTGTTCTTTTGTCAACAGATATTAAAGTAGCAACTATCCAAGCAATTGCCCCAAAACTACAAGAAACCGATAAACCTATTATGATTTCTCTGGTCATTATCCAAAAAATCCTGTAATAGAATCAATGTTTGTCAATGTTACATGACACTCATCATCAAAAATTATTCCATGATCAGGAATAGTTATTTGATTATCATCTGAAGTATGAAATACCATCGACAACAATGTACTACCACCACTTCCATTTTTAAACACAACAGCAGGAGAACCACTGCTAGATGTTTTAACATAGAAAGCTTTTAGCCTTGTTCTACCAGCTTGAAGTGTTCCTGTGGAAGTTGCTGTTTTAGTAAATATTGAAGCAGCCATAATCTACTCCTTTACTATGCAGTTGGTGAATCAGAAGATATACCAAAGAATTTTAATGATAATTCTCCACCAGCACCGGCGTTTCCAGATATAACAACCTCTACCTCATCAGCCGTTTCAGTAGCAGCAGTTGTTGCACCACCAGACATACCTAATACACCATTACAAGGAAAAAATCCTTTGAAACCTGCTGAATTAATAGCTTCTGATATACCATCAACAAAGCCATCAGTATCAGCATCTGTTCCTATATCAACTAAGTTAACTGCATTTGCTGCAGCACTTGTAACTGTAATAGCCACACCCATTGGTATAAAGTTAGAAGGAATTCCAATAGAAGCTTCTTTATGACTTGTCCCTGTTGTTGCAATTGTAATTGTTGCAGTATAAGTAGATAAAGTCATTTCATTGGTTAAAGCTCCAGTAGTGGAGTTTTTAATGATATTTTTAAATCCATTTTCAGACCTAACTGGTCCACTAAAAGTTGTATTAGCCATTTTATATCTCCTGTCTTGGCAAATGTCAGCTTTCGCTGTCAGTGATATTTAATCTTACACTATTTTTTTAAAAAAAGAAAGGGGCGAATAAACGCCCCTTAGTTATTTAGGAGGATGTGCGATTACGCACCGGGTGAACCAAAAACACATCTTGGATCTGAAAAACCAAAAGAATATCTTTCTCTGGCTTTATACCTCATGTTTCCAGTATCAAAATCTGCCTCCATTTGAGTAGCTAATGGTACTCTTTCAAAATGTAGAAACCCTCTTGGAGCATCTGTCATAATGAAGAAAGCATCTGAATCTGTTAAAAAGTCATTAACAGCATAGCCATCTGGAAGCATACCCATAGATCTAATCGCATTTGTATCGTTGTCAGCAGTACCTACTCTTAGGTTAGATACCATTAATCTTTCAGCGACAAATTGCAATTGTCTTGGTATTATTAGTTTAGTACCTCTAAGAGCTACTTTTAAACCACGCTCATCTACAAAGCCAGCAATACTAATAAGAGCGTCTTCAAGAGAAGTTTCGTTCAAATCAGCAGCAGTGCTTGGCTCATTTGCAAATGTGCTTCCATTTGTTAATGGATGGTTTGTAGCACATAAAGCTACGCCATCACCACCAGCAGTAGCACCAGCAGTAAAAGCATTGTTAAGCACAGCAGCAGCTTTAACCTGCTTTGTATGTGCCATAGATCTAGCAAGAGCACGGGTGTATCTAGAGGATAATCTATCATATAAATTATCTTCTACTGCTTCTTCAGTAATAGAAAAAGCTAGTGCGATAGTTTCGTGGTTGTATCTTGCGGTGAAAGCTTCAGTAGCATCATCAAAAGTAATTGAGGATCCTTCTGATTTAGTTGGAGCCGCCCCAAACCCGCTCAACATTACTTCTTCTTCAAAAGAACGATCTGATGATTCAGTAGTAAATATCTCTGCGTGTTGGTTCTCGTACCTGTCATACTCCATGCCGAAAAGGGCATTAAGACCAGGTTCTAGCTCCTTGGCGAGTTGTGCTCTGGATATAGCCATGTCTTAACCTCCTTATACGCCAGTGGTTGAAACTGTTCCACCAGCAATCGCACCATTTGGTGAATTGAAGTGGTTATTCAACCTAACAATTACAGGAATACCAGCTGCCGTAAAATCAGCGTTTTCTGGGTCTTCTTGCCAACCCATAATACGTAGATTCAACGTATTCGTAGTAGCAATAGTGCTAACTGCTAAAGCAGCTGAAGACATTCCAGTTGTTGTTGAACCAGATGTTCCAGATGAAAAATTAGCATTAGCAAAAACATGACCACGAAGCGTTGCTTCACTGGTTAACGAAGCGTCTGATGATATTACAAATAATTGCATAGGATCATCATACACGATAGCCTTTACTGGATGATTTGAATCTGCTCCAGATCCGGGCCAATGATTTGAAAATGTAAGTTCACCAGTTACAGATGAGACAAATTCACAACCATAAAATACACCTACTAGACCTACTGTACCACCTGCTGCTGCACCGACTATATCAATAAAGCCTGTGCTTAGAGGTATTACAGGAGAGCCTTGATAGATGACATTTGTGTTGCCATTAGCAATCTCATATTTTGTGTACCCAGATGAACCTGTAGAATTAGAACCAGACCCCATTTTCGCTATAGGTCTAAGTCCGAAAGCACCACTAGCATTTGCCATTGGATAACTCCTTTTCTTCTATGGTTTACATTTATTCGGAGTCACGTCCTCGTCCTCCGAAAGTTACACGACTTTGCCTACTATTTTCAATAGGCATTGAAGGATGCTGTTCCTTCATTAAGTCCTGGTCAACAGCTTTCATCTGGTCACGGGTACGATCCCGGTAGTATGCGTTTCTTTCCTCTGCTGTTTCGTCAGGTATTCTTGCAAGCATTAGGCCACCTGTTCCAATCACCCCTGCGTGTTTACCATCTTCAATGGTAGCATAGTCATGATTTGGATACTCATCAGATCTAACGGGTTCCCAACCTTCACGCAATTTTGCATGAACATTCATGTTATCGTCATCTCCTCTTAGTTGAGTTCTTATCCATCTATGTCTATACCCATCTTTAGGTGCAGGAGCATCTAATCGATTGGGTGGTGTCCAAGGTTTTCTTCTAGAGGTTTTTTCTCTAGTTTGTGTTGACCTATCTGTTCTATCTGCCATGTTCCTCAATCCTTTACATATTTGGCGTATTCTTCAAGAGGAACACCAAGCTTTTTTGCTATCGCAATCTGCGAAGGAGATAGCTTGACGGTCCTGCGCCCTGATTTATTTGTGCGGGATGCAGAAGTATCAGCAGAAGCGACTCTGGTACTTCCCCCGTTTTTCCGAGCCGAGTTAAATTTGTGTGGAAACTCAGTACGAATTCTCGAATCAACCTCATTATAGTACTCATCGCTCTGCGGGTCAAATCCTTCTTCTTCGACTAATTTACGATGAATGCCAAAGGCTGCATATGTCATAACCTCATCTTGCCCAAACCATTCATTTTTTTCTGCCCATTTTTCTGCTTTTGGATCTGGTTTTTGAGCCTGTGGTTGTGGTTGTGGTTGTGGTTGTGGTTGAGCCTGTGGTTGCTCAACTTGAACTTTATTTTGTTCTTGTCTTTGTTTAGCTAATCGATATCTTTCCTGCTCTATCGATATCTTTGATAAAGCTTCTTGTGCTTTAAACATTTTCTCTACATCACCTGCTTCATGTGCTTCTTTGTAGAGTTGTTTTGCACTTGATAATTGAGATTCTAATCTAGTGCCATATTCATTTAAATAACCAGTATCTAAATTATTTAATCTATGCTTTAGCTGATCATTTTCATTTTTTACTGTTTCTGCAAATCGAAGAGCTTCGTCTTTATTTCTTTCTTCTGTTCTATACTTTTCTGTAAGAGTTTTTATACGTTTTTGAACTCTTTTACTATAGTCATCTAACTCTTCTTCAGATTCTTTCTTCTCTTCTGAAACCACCACTTCAGTTTCAGTGGAAGAATTATCTGTTGTATTCCCATCCATCTTACTAGGGCTTTCCAACTTGACTTCAACTTCTTGACCCTCTTCTTCTTTTTCTATAGTTTCTACTTTTTCTTCTGCCATTTTTTACCTCAAACGTGCTTAATATCATCTGGTTCAAGAATAGTAGCGATCACTTCATCATCATTTAAGATGCGAACTTCTCCACCCTCTATTCTAAATCTAGATCCTGCATATCTACCTATACAGACCCACTCACCCTCTTTACACCAAGGTTTTGGATTATCTCCAAACTTATTTGGATCTTGATAAGCTAGTGGACCAATTTTCAACACATAAGCAACAACAGTAGCTAAAGCTTCTCTTTCTCTAATGTGATCTGGTATATGCAATCCTTTTTCAGTAGTAGCCTTTCCTTGATAAGGCATAACTAATAATCTCCAACCTGTAGGTTGAGGAAGTCTTTCAAGTAAAGGTTTTTCTAATAAAGTGGGATCTAAAACTTTGTTATTAGGATCTATGTAAGCATTGTTTAAGTCGGAGGACTTAGCCTTTTCTTCTTTTACTTTTTGCGCTACATGATCAGGAACGTAAAGTGTCTTCGTCATAGTCAGCGTTTCTCTCCAGCAAGGACTTGATTTCTTCTTTAGCAAAAGAGAGTCCTTGTGCCTCTCCTACTAATTGGCGATACTGCTCATGATTTTGTACGCCACCACTAATTAACAACGTAGAAATGTCTTCTTCACGTTGTTCTATCTTCTTATATAATGCTTTTGAAAAAATTACAACATCCATTTTAACAATTCCAAGCTCTTAATGACTTATTTATTCTGCTATTTGGATCTCTTCTTGTTTTTGCACTAGTTAATTTCTTTTTCATACCCTTCATTCTCGCACAAAAAGACTTTCTTCTTGCTGCGTCTTTTTTCGTTTTTGGCTTGGGAGCGGGTGGTTTTAAATTACCACCAGTAGCTCTATTATAAGAAGCTCTACCCTTGGCGTTTAATCCACCTTTAGGGTTTTTACCTTCTTTTCTTGTCCAAGCAGGACTTTTCTTTTTTCTAGGCATTTATCCTATATGCGGTTTTTGATTTGTTTTAACCATAACCGCTCCTCCATTTTTAAAACCTGTATTAGAATAACCCATTTTTTTAACAACATCAGGTCTTTCTTTAGCAAGTTTTTTAAGTCCAGGGTTATCGTCTGGTATTTTCTTCATGATTCATTCTCCTCTTCTGCGTATAGATTATCAAAAGTTATTCTTGGGTCAAGATAACTATTATGGATTTCTGCAGCATGAAGGTGTTGACTAGGTTTAAAATCGGGAGCACCTTCTCCTGTTTCCCATAAAGCAGGACTTGTCGCTCTAACTCTATTGTTAGGTAAAGCTACAATATTTCCTGTCCACTCTCCTGCATCTGTTAACTGCAACACATGACTTTGCTTGTGTTGTGCAGGATCATCTGCGATATGACTTTCTGTGTAATCCACAGTAAAAAGATACTTACCTTGATAAAATTCACCATCAATTTTACACAACCAAGGAGAAGAACTCACTCTTTCCATATTAATAACAGAGTGATTGTGTGAACTACAATCCCAAGGTTGAACTAAATGTGTTTCCATCATAATAGGCCATTCTTCTAAAGGAATGTCGGCAACTAAAGCAGTAATTGGCATTCTTGCCCACATGGCTCCCCCATGTATTGTATCTTCTGGTTCACCATCTGGTTCGCATCCTGTAAAAACAATCTGAAAACTTAAACATCTATCTGGTATTGTATTTACTGCAATAGCTAAACCATGAAGAAACTCTCCATGATATCTTTGGTGATTACACGTAAACTCTTTTCGCACCCAACACTTAAAGTGTGGAATGTTGCTTATTAAATAGGACATTAAGCTTTAGATACTTTATATCCCATTTTTCTAGCCATAGCTCTAAGTTGTGCTATTGTCATTTTTTTAGCACCACCTGCTTTTCCACCTTTGGTCATAACCTTACCACCATTACGATAGCCTTTGGTCATAACCTTACCACCATTACGATAGCCTTTGGTCATAACCTTACCACCATTTTTCATACCTTTAGTTTTCATTCTTCCCATCATGATTTTTTTCTCCTTTTTACTGATTTTACTCTTCTGGGTTTTCCTGCTGGCTGTCCAAGCCTGTTTTTTTGTCTAATCCTACTTCTTTTTTCTGAGGCTGTAAGTTCTGAGGCTGTTTTGGGAGTTTTAGAACTGATTCTCTTAGAGGGGCGACAATATGGAGTACCCCGTTTTTCACCCTTGCTACGGCCACACGCCTTCCCCGTTTTGACATCTTTCCAATCTTCCTTAAACCAACGCTTTAAAGCTAATCCTTCTTTTGTTTTTCTTACGGCCATTTTTTATCCAGCTTTTTTACTTTTATGTTTTTTTCTCAATGATTCCTTCGCTCTTTTTGCGATTAATGCTTGTTCTTTTTTCCCAGATACTTTGGCTCTTTGCTCCATGACAGTAAGGATTTGAATTTTCCTAGCGTATGGTTTCTTAATGTTTTTAACTTTTCTAGCAGTTTCCCTAGCATCTGCAACGGTAGCATACTTAATTGATACAGTATCTTTAGGATTTTCATCGGTATATAATCTCCTTTTACTTCCTTTTGGTTTTTTGCCCGTACCTACTTTTGGATCTTTTGACATTTAAAAAATTCTCGTTGCTTTCCTTTTATTTTCTTGTACCTCTCCACAACCTGCCGCAACAAAAGCACCATTTTTAAATTTTTGCACAGGTAATCTTTTTGGATTATCTATAGCAGATATAATACCACCCTCTGCCTTTTTCACTGTTTTCTTTTTTTTCTTTTTTTTGCCACCAGTACCGTAGTTAGCCGCTCCTACCTTTCGGCATTTAGCTATTGCACCACTAGCGTAAGCGGAAGGAAAAACTCTATATCTAGCTTTTACTTTATGATAACAAGCGTCTTTAGGCATTATTTCTTCCCTTTCGTATCAGTTTTATTGTACTTGTCTACGCTGCGTAATGTTGCGATTCCTAACATCCCAGTTAAAATAGGCATCATCACACTCATATCAGCTTGAGGAACGTCTATTCCGAATCCTTGGCAAATTGGACTAATTAAATAATTTACCATTAAAGAAATTGCTCCAACCCATCCAATCATGGGTCGCCAAGACGATTGAAACCAATTTCCTTGTGCATCAGCTTTCAGAACCTCTAATTGAGCCATAATTACTTCATGACTTTGTTTTTCAGCCATTGTAGCTATTTCATGAGATAATTTTCTTCTAAGATCTTGGTCTGGAATAACCTTATCAAGAATATCACCTACAGGTTTAATTAAATTACTTAACAAACTCATCTTTTACCTTTTTTAGAGTGTTTTTTATTATACCTTGTTCTTTGATCTTTTTCAATCTTACTTAAAGCTTTAGCTTGTCTTGCATGAGTTTTTGAAGCTTTTTTTAATCCGCCAATAACTTTTTTCAAAGGTTTTGTGTAATGTGGCATTATTCAAACATTTCCCTAATCTTTGTTGCACTATCTTTTTTAATTCTTTTTTTATTTCTATCATATATTTTTTTAGATTCAACTATTTGTGGAGATTTTCTTTGTTGTAACATTTCTCTTGCAACAGGATTTATTCTGTTAATTTTAGTAATTTTCATTTTGCTTGCACCGATAAATCATTACTTCTTTTACTATAAGCAGTGGCTCCCATAAAAACAGATACAACAGCCGCTTGACTAACAAAAAAAGTATTTAAAAAACCACTAAACATATTTATTCTCTCAGCTTCTATAAAAGGAGTCATTAAAATGCCAACAAAAATAACCATAGAACCCATAGCTACCCAAGCCATTAATCGTTGTTGATCTTGCATTTTATCTAAATTATTATGAATTTCTCTTTTGTGCTCTAACTCTTCCATTTTTTGAGCCATAGAAATCTCATTATCTGTGATTTCACCATCATTATCAATGTCTACATAATCCCAAGCACTTCCCTTTTGTAATTTTTTCTGTGTCATTTGTAAAAATTCCATCCCGGTTGAATAAACAAAGTTTCTACCCATGCTAACAAAATGATGGCTAAAAGTATAGCTAATTTTACAATTCCATGTCTATCTTTCATTATAAAAAATGCCACAGAATATAAACTGCACCCAATGCTGCTCCAAGAGCAACCAACACAATAAAACCTATGGATAACATTTCAATTAGTTCTTCTTGTTGTTGTTTTTTAATCCGCATTCTTTCTTTTTCAGCTTCTTTTAACTCATCTATACGTTTTTTTCTTTCTGCTAAAATACCTGCCCAAGTTCCATGTCCAAATCTTTGATCTACTAAAACAGATACATTATATAATTCTTCTGCAGCTAACTTAGCGTCTAAAACTTCAGTAGCCACGCTTGAAATACTTAATCTATTTTTGTTAAATCTTTTCTTTTGAACTTCTTTTTCTGCATCAAGAAGATTATCTATATGACCTGCTATTTCTGAAATATCTTTACAAGTGTCAATATTCGATTTTATGAAGTCCACACTAGACTTCACCAATGCAATACCAGCAACGATTTCCCCAAAAACCATTTTACTTCCAAAAAGATTAGCGTTTTAAGAAAGGCGTGGATTACCCACGTTTTTGCATAGCTTCTCTCTGAACGGCTATGCGTTCTCTATTCACATCCGATCTCTCTTCCGCTATGTCTTCTTGGAGTTCGATCCTAGCAGCATCTGCTACAGCTTGTTGCTGAATTCTGGCACGTTCTATGTCCATTCGCTCTTGGTCACTTACAGCTCTTCTTTGAGCTTCAGCGGCTTTTATTTGTAATTCTTGCTTCCTTATTTCAACAAGAGGATCTTGTTGACCTTGAGGAGGAGAAATACTAGCCATAAGTTCTTGAATAAGTTGTGCTTGTAATTGTGCAACTCTGTTTTCAATTTGCTCTGGAGTGAGCATTTGTGCTTGTTGAATTTGCTGTTGAGCCATCATAGGATCCATAGCTCCAGTTTGTGCAAGCATTTGTGCTTGTTGAGCTTGCATCTGTAACTCTTGCATTTCTGTTTGAACAATCATTCTAGCTTTAAAAGAGAGATGTTCAAAAATATGAGAATAAAATATACTCAATGCAGGAGGAGATGTTTGAACAAGAGTAGATTGCATAAGAGCTACGTGAGAAGCTATATGCGAATCATGATCTTGTTCGGGGAAAGCTTGAACTTTTTTGTTTTGTAAAATCATAGCATTTTCAATACTAGGATCTGTTGGTTGTGGTTGTGGCTCTGGTGGTAGTATTTGTTCAATGTTTTGTACTTCCAAAGCTTGATACATTCTCTGGTACGCCGCATGAAGATTGTGCATTTGCGGATTAGATTGAGCGAGTTGAAGTTGAGTTTGAGCTAGAGTGACTCGCTGCGCCATGGAGAAAATATTAGGGTCAGAAACAGGCAAAATATCGACCCTACCATCAAAATCCTGCATTTTTACTTCAGCAGACGCACCAGATACCTCGTAAGGATAAATAGGAGGGAGATTTTCTGAAAATATCCTTGCGAGTAACCTAAATTCTGTTTTTTGAGAGTAATGAAGTCTTTTATGTATAGCAGACATGACTTTCATGCCACGCTCAAGCAACGCAACTGTTGTTCCAACAGGCATTTCTTGACTCATATTACTAATTTGTTGATCTGCAATCGAAACAAATCGTCTACCACCCTCAATTAAGGATCCTAACAACTGTGCAAGTGTTCCAGATGGTTCTTTAAAAGGTAATGGTATAATAGAATCTCTAATACTACCGCCGGGAGCGTCAATATCCCTAAATTCACCCGGTGAAAGCGGTTCATCATCATTTCTTATGCGAATTCCTCTTGCTTTAAAGCCAGATGGAAGATTTGCAAGCGTTCCTGCATCAATTAATTGTCTTAAAATACTTGTTGCTGCTCTTCCTAGCCCACCAATCATGTGAATAAGGCCAAATCCATAAAAACCTAGACCGGGTAAGAACTTATAGTGAACAAAATACTGTCTTTTTCTCTTTGTTGGGTCATTTTGATCATAATTTCTAATAATTGATAGTATTTTACCAGAACCATGATCAATTGTTACAATATAAGGTAGTTTTATACCTGTCGGCTCTCCATCTTGCCCTATATCCTCAAAACCTTCTATGTCTAAATCAGCATGAATCTCTAAAATAGAATAGGAATCATCTGAATATCCTTTAGAAATACCTTCTAACTCATCAATTTTATCTTTTATTGGGTCTTCTTCCCCTTCAGAAGAAGAAATGTCCTCATCTTTGAATATTCCTGCTACTTGTAGCTTTCTAACTTCATTTTCATCCATGCGTAAAACATGAGTTACTCTTGGAGAGGTAGCTAAATCAGTAGCAGAATAAGGAATAATTAAGTCTTCAGAAGGAACAAATTTGGAAACAGCTCTGTTTTTTGTTGTATCAAAGTATACTTTTTTAAAAGTAGATCCAGATAAAGGTAAATAAAACAACATTTGATCAGTATCGGGGTCAAACTCCTCCATAACTTCAGTAATCTGATAGTTCATGAATTCTTTGACTCTAGTAGCTTGACTTTGCTTTTCTGTTGTTTCAACGCCTAAAACTTTAGTGCGAACTGGACCACCCGCAGGTAGCATTTCTTTATACGCTTGTGCTTGAAACTGTGTTACTGATTCTGAAATTAAAGGATGCGTTACACCAGAAGCACCTTGAAAAGGTTCTGTTCTCTCTTGATACTGTATTCCAAGTAAATCTAAACCTTTTGTGTAAGCTTCTCGCCACTCGGAACTTGATTCTAGGTCTTCTTCATACTTTCCTCGTAAATCTGAAGATATCTCCCCCAGAATAGAGTCACTTAAAACTTCAGCTAAATTGGCATCATGATTATATTCTTCTGTAGCTACTTCTACTGATTCTCCTAACATCCCCTGCAAAGCTTGAACAATGGCTCCACCTTGACCATCATCAATAACTTCTGCGCCACCTTCAAATTCTTCAACTTGAGGAACTTCTATTTCTACCTCTGGTGCAGTTTCTTCGGCCGCGCCACCTTGCATAAATCCAGAATCAATATTTACCATAATTATTCCTTTCTTTACGTAGCTCTAGGAAGCATTTGTGCCAAACTGCTTATTCCACCTGGGGAGTTAATACCAAATATATTTTGTAATTTTTGTAGTTCATTTTGTTTTCTAACAAGTTCCTCTCCACCCGGAATCATAGGAAAAGCACTGGGTATAGCAGGTGCAATATCAGGTATAGCAGGTCTAAAAGTCATTACGGATTGTCCAAAATCATCTTTACTCCCCACATACCTACCTTGGGGTTCAAGAGGTCGTATCTGAGGTCGTGTCTGAGGTGAAAACATAGAAAGAAATCTATTCCTATTTTGTGCTTGAATAGGTCTAGCAACTTGCATACCCATTGGCTGATTCATTTCTAATTCTGGAAAGCTTTCTGAAACTAGTTGTTCTACCTTTTGACCAAAATCATTCAATTGAGTGTTTGTAGATTGATTTATCTGTGAACCTATGCCCATCAGTAAAGGTTGAATAAGACTAGCTATTCCCCTGCCACCAGTATTAAAAGGATTAAACATCATTAGTATACACCAGAGAACTTCGTGCCACGAACAAAACCACCATTAGAAAATTTTCTAACACCAAAAGTTTTTGCTTTATAAGCATCTTTTCCATATTCTTCAGTTAGATCAGCATCTTTGTAAAATTGTTTATTAACTTCCTCTATTTCTTTTGTTTCTTGTTCTTTGCCGCTTCTTCCTCTATCTTTATACTTTTCTCTTATTCTTTCTTCAGCATCTATAGTGGCTTTAGCAGCTCTTTGAAAAGGAACAGTTTTAGGGCCATATTTACCATATCTTGTTTCTCTTTTCATTTCATAATCATAATCTCGTTCTTTTTTAGTTTTTGACATCAATAATACTCCTTAGTATACACCAGAGAACTTCTTACCATAGACAAGTCCACCTTGAGAAAAACCTCTAACTTTTCTTTCTTTGCTTTCAGAGTCAAACCCAGAGAACTTTTTCCTTGGATTTCTATCTAAAAAACCAAAAGATTTAGCAAACGTAGCAGGAGCTTCAATATTTATTTCCCTTGTTTTTTTTACTTTAGGAATGTCTTCTGGATTAATATTTTTAATATCTTTAACTTTTTCCTGCGAAGCTTTAAAAGTTAAACCCTGACCCCTCTTTTTTACAGAGGCTTTAGTTTCTGGAGTTTTCTTTGTTTTAGTTTTTGTGTCAAGACCTCTTTCTTTATCTGCATCAGACATTTGTTTTTTTATAACTTTATCAGTTAACGTCATTCTTGTACCAGTTATACCCGGATCTCTTTTTACATTTACAATTTCATCAGCTTTTCTTGTAGCTTTAAAATAAGGATCAAAAGTTTCTGCACCACTTGTTGCCTTTACTAATTTACCAGATTTTTTTGCCTCACCCGGTCTGTCAGCTTTTTTCATACCTTTTCTAACATCACCAGATTCAATAAGGTTCATAGTCCTTTTAAATTCTTCTGTTTCTGTAACCATCAGTAATACTCCCTTTTTCTTGGATACCAATCTTCATCTCGGTCGTCTTCGCCTTCCAAAGTTACAAAACCACCTTGTCTGAATCTTATCAGAGCCATGGTCATACTGTCAACGTAGTCATCGTAATCCCCATTCGGGAAGGCAGCGCATTCCTCTATAACTTCATCTGCGAATCCCTTTTCTGGGGCCCAGACCATACCAGCTTCAAATAAAGGTGCTACTGTGTGCATTCTTGTTACTTTATCACGTCCTTTAGCCGGTGTATAGTTCA